AACACTCAACAACAAGGTGCTAACATACTTATAGACTTATATAACATATATAACATAAAGCTAACACCTTTATACATATATAACACCTATAACACCTATAACATATCTTTTAGATTGAGTTTATGAGTTGTTATTTAAACCACTTATCCAATTGACCATATTCCATATATCCAATTTATATAAGTAAGGGGCAATAATGAGTGTTATTTTCCCGAAGGGGAGGTTTGTTACTCACCTTTATCATTCCTTCGTATACGAATACAAACCTAAAGACCCTATTTTTTCTATAGTATTATGTGTTCATCGCTCCACTGTTTAATTCCTGTGGCAAAAGCTTGGCTAAGAACGTGTTCATTGTTAGCGAATGTGGTCCAATCTGGTTCAAAGCAAGTTCCAAAAAATGGTTCAGTGATGACAGCAGGGCAATGGGTTCCTCTGAGGAATGTAGCACCTCTATCACCGCTCTTTCTGCTTTTGGCTCCTCGACTTTTAATGAGTGGGAAATATTTCTGGCATCCTCTAAGAAGATACTCAGCGAGGCTTAGACCGATCCTAGAGGTATTCCAGTAGAGCATTTCCATTCCATTGGCCTTCGAGTTGCTTGAGGCATTGAAGTGGAGTTCTATGGCGATGGAGGCTTTTTCTTTCTTTAGGTGTTTTATGAGCCAGTTCATGGCAGATGTGTAGGAGCCATAGGTTCCTCCGTAGTCATCTACGACAAAGCTACTGATGCCATATTCCTGGAGGTCTGACTTCAGGTATTCAGCGACCTTTTTATTGTAGGTCCACTCGTTGATTCCTCCGCATGATACAGCACCAGTATCTCCCTTCCTTGAGTGTCCTACGCATATAGCGACATTGAGGTCATCTCTAGGAATGCTGTTGGTTGGAAAGGGTACAGTGGGTTTCTCCTTTAGCTTTTCTATTTCGTTGATGTGTTCAATGGCGTTACTGATGTGTTCTTGTGCCTTGAACAGGTCTTCTTTAATGTCCTTCATATTTCCTCTACAAATCGTCGTTGTTAAAAAATGGTATATAGTGAGTGAGTTATTGTTCTAAGCCCACCTCGTTAATCCTAGAGCCAGTTAGGGCTATTCCTATGGTTCTTCTTGTTCCCAAAGTAGCTGTCAGCCATCTTTTGTAACTCTTGGTCCAGAAGATCCTCCTTGCGATCCTTCATCTTCTTTTCGGCATCTTGTGCCATCTGTTCAGACCAATAGCTCACTGCCATTGCTAAGGCATCCAATCGGTCATCGTGGGTGATAGCACCTCTGTCTCTTGTTATTCTGGACAGTTGATAGATGAGTTGGTATTTGAGTTGGGATTCAAGAGGGTAGTTCTGAGCCGTCTGAAAGTCCTGTCGGATAACATCAGGTGATATAACAAGCTTATGCTGACTCATTACTGGCTCAAGGGTATCAATGATCCTCTTCTCCTTCTGGATGCTGTGGCGTACTTCTTCAATAGTGCAGGGGTGTATTTTGTTCAGAAAGGGTTTAAACAACTCACTAAACATACCATCACCAAAGTTACTCTCAACAATGATGTAGTTGACCTTATGGGTCTTTGCTTTCATTGCAAGAACCTTGAGGACATCTTCTCCGTAGCCCCCTTGCATACCTCCTGCATCAGGGACGTATAGGTATCCGTTAAGCATCTTTACGATGGCCCAGGAGGTTTCATCTCGTCCTCTTCCAGATGGGTCAATGGACATGACTGATCCAGTGAACTCAACCATGTCACCAACTTGCTTGAAAGGTCTATAGAATCTATCTCCACTGAAGCCTACGTTAGGGACATCTCCAGTCCAAGCTAGGTCTGGTGATTGCGCCCACACTACTTTCTCAGGAGCCACCTCGTTGTCTATGTCCATTACAAGCAAGTCGTTGACCTTTAGGGGAAAGCGATCAACATCTGACAGTTTACTATCGAGCATGAACTGCATAGCAAAGCCAGCTTTTCCGTAGCTGACCTCCCGTTCTGCCAGATCTATCTCACTAAACCTTATAGGTTCTGTGGACTTGTTCTTCTTTTCTTCAGACACGCAAAGTGGGCTAACTCGTCCATAATAAGTTTTCTCATTATCTTTGGGAGTTATGTACTTGCAGGGCCATATGCAAGCGGTGTAGTCTCTCTCCATCAGTTTGTTGTAGAGTGAGTCTTCACATTGAGGCGTACCCAGAAAGACAATCTTGGATTCCTTATCAGGTTTTAATATGGACTCGAACTCCTTTACCTGCTCTCCAAGCTTATCTCTCATGCCTTGCGTGGCTGAGTTGTTTGGAACCTCCACATCGTCGGCCACTATGATGTCAGCCCTGCTTCCAGTTAGTTGGGAGGTAATGCCTAGTGACTTAACACTCGGAGCATGACTAGCTGGTGCAGGACCAACATCAAAACTTATCTTTGAAAATCGTTGTTTATCTGTGGGGATCAAATGGGATAGTAGAGGCATCTCGTGGATTAGCCTCAAAGTGAACGTGGAGAAATCGTCGGCTCTTGTTTTACTGGCAGAGCATACCAGGATGTTCTTTGACGGGTCCAGAAGTAGTTGGTGTACAACGTATGCTGAACAAATCCAAGATTTACCTACGCCTCGGAAGCCCTGGATAACAGCCCTTCTAGGGCCGTTCTGCATCCAGTCAGCAATCTCGTATTGTATGTCTGTGGGGTCGGGGAGATTGAGGTGTTTCCAAACGAGGTAAAGGAAATTTCTGAAGTCCTTTAACTCTTCCATATATTGTTATTAGTTAACGTTGCTTATAGGGGATTCCTCACCTTCTTCTTCCTCTTTAAACGGAAGAACACTTATAAGATCTTGAATCTTAGTGTCTTGTTTAAGTCCCTCATGTATGCCGTTATCTTTTAGATACTGTCTGGCAGCATTTAGCAAAGAAGGTTCTGCGTCTCCTAATTTGATGCGCTCAATGAACTCATCTGTTAGAAGATCCTGCAAGACATGCATTCTTGCTGAGTTGTCTTTATCGTTATTATCCATGTAGTTATTTATCCTTTTTACGTAATTCTGATATTATTTTTAACACCATGTAAACAAGCGTAGCAGCACCTACAAGCACTGCAAGAATCTCGTTTACGTCATTGAGTGTTATGTTTGCTAGAAGACCTAAAACACCTACAGTCGGTGTCGTGAATTGATTGTTCATTGTGTGCGTTATGAAGTAAAATAAAACCCTGTTAGATTAATTCTATCGTTAAAACCATAAGATATTCCTGCTGTGTCACAAACTATGTCATCTCCAGACTCATCAACGGCTGCTGTAGGAATTTGATCAAAGGCAGTAAAAGAAGCTGAAGAATCAAGAACGGACATTGACATGGTTCCACGACTTACAACACTAAAGGGTAAACCTGTTATTGTAAAAGATCCGTTAGGTATGCCAATTGAAAGTACGATATGCGCTGAAATAAAAACAACTCTTCCTATTTTTGTGTAGTCTTTGTTAGAGTTCGGTATGTCAACCACACTGCTACCATTGATTGTAATATCAGGTGACCAAGTTCCTGTTCTATAAAAGTGATTGGCATTTGGATTGTTAAATATTCTAACTACTCCAGTTGCCGTCAGATCGCTTATACTCAAGTCTGTGCTTGAAGGGAGACTTACAGTTCCAGTAGCAGTCAGGTTATCTACAGTTGTAGTGCCTCCTAGAGTTAAGTCATCAAGAGTTGTTAACGAACCTACGGCTCCTGCATCCTCTGATACTTCTTGAGCCACAAACAGCCCTTGCTTGTAAGCAGTATCGAGATCTCTTTCTGTAAGCCTTGCGCCATCTACAAAGTCAACGAGTGCATTTGAAGTTGTTTGTCGATACAGTCGTATTTTTTGAAACGATGGTATAGCAGATAACTTTAGAGTTTTATCAGAAGCTTTACGCCCATCTGTTGGAGAACTATCTCCGTATGAAGAAAGTAAAGCTACGTCTTGCCATATGCTTCCGTTCCAACCTTTGACCTTTATGTCTGCAATATTTAAAAAATCAATGGAACTAAAACTAAATACTTGTTGTCCCAATTGGTTGGCTCCTGTTCCTGACGATGAATATTCTATATATGAATTTGGCATAAGTAATTGATTGTTTGTGTGAGTTGTTAATTTGTTTTAAGTTTGAGGTGTAGTAAATGCTTCGTTTCCTTTCTCAATAGCTGCTTTGTAACGCTCCAAAAGTTCTGGGTTTTCTTGTAAAACTTGTTCTTGTGCTTTGCTTCTGTAAGCTCTGATAATGTTGTTGATTATGTCTATCTTAGGAGATTTTTCTCCTGTAGTCTCAAATACACTTAGGTTAGGAATATTTTTGTATTCTTTAGAACTCATAACTTCTTTTAAATACTGTCTAAGAGTTTTATCGCTGATTTTAACTGTACCAGTGAGTTCTTGAAGTCTGTCATATACATCATATTTACCTGCGCTTGATTCAACTTCTTCAAGGTTTATATCTCTAATACCAAATAAATATTTAGAGGGTAGTCTGTAACCTTGTCTAGTTTTAGCTATTTCGTTAAAGACTAGATCTTTTCTATCAGGAGATACATAAAATGGATTTACTAATCCAAAAAGTCCTGTTCCCAAAATCATTGGATTTGATCGATAAACTTCTTCTCCTAATATATTTCTTTTAGGTGCTACCTTCTTATCTAAGCCTGGGACTCTTTTTGTAAGAGTATCGCTAAAGCTTTTTGCTTCTTTAACAATAATTTCAGATTGAGTATTCCTTGTTTGATTTATAAGGTTAGGTACAAGTCCTGAACTTACATCTTTAAATAATTTAGGGCCATAATACTCAGGATCTCTCATTACATTGAGCATATTGTTAACACCCTGTAAGAAAGTTTTATCTGTTAAGTTTACGGCATAAACTAAAGACATCGCTGTAAACAGTTCAAAAGCACCTCGATCATCGTCATCTTTTACTTCATATGTAAGATAATCTCTGTAGTCTGCTGCCATTTGCATCATTGTTGCTACAGGATC